AGTGGTTCTGAAGACCTCAAAAAAGAACGTACTGAAGTAGTACAAAGAGACCCTTCTGAGGTCAGTTCTATGCCTGTTTTTGGTTATGAATACAAAACTGTAATAGAGACAGAAAACGGTATTGATGTTCTAAAAGATGTGCCAATTGTTAGGTCAAATAGCACCAGTTTAAGACAGTGCAACACCTGTTTTGTTGCTGCAAATTGTCCCGCGTTTAAACCAGATAACACCTGTGCATTTAATCTACCAGTAGAGGTAAAAACCAAAGATCAACTCAAATCTTTACTAACTGCAATCATAGAGATGCAGGGTCAGAGAGTAGCATTTATGCGGTTTGCAGAAGAATTAAACGGTGGTTATGCTGATCCAAATGTATCACAAGAAGTAGATCGTTTGATGAAATTAGTTAAGTCAATGAAAGAACTTGACGAGAACAAAGAGTTTGTTAGAATTACTGCTGAACGTTCATCTAGTGGAGGTGTTTTGTCAGCCATATTTGGTGACCGTGCACAAGCACTTAGAGAGATGCCTAACACCCTAAATGCAGATGACACTAATAGAATTATACGCGATTCTATAGAATAGCTGTTATCTGATAACAGGGTATTTTAGACCCTGAAATATGGTCCGCACTATTTTGAGTTAATACATACAAAAAAATAGTTTTATGCGCGATTAGACAACCACACTTTTGTAGTGTACACTAGTATTCTGCTCAAAAGGCAAATACCCCCCTTATTTATGATTGAGAGTCACTATGACCATTTTTTCCTTTAAATTATCCGAAGATTTTGTAGCTGGATACAAAACTAAGAAAGCCCCTTTTGGCTACACAGATGTTGCAGGAAACTCAGTAGGTGAAATCACCTTTTTACGTACCTACTCTCGTAAGAAAGAAGATGGAACTAAAGAAACTTGGGTAGATGTATGTGAACGCGTTATCAATGGTATGTACTCTCTTCAAAAAGACCACGCTAAACAAAATCGTTTGCCTTGGTCTGATGCTAAAGCTGCTGCCAGTGCAAAAGAAGCCTTTGATCGCCTATTTAATCTAAAGTGGACACCTCCTGGTCGTGGACTATGGGTTATGGGTACTCCACTAGTAAATGAGCAGCGTAACTCGGCTGCACTACAAAACTGTGCGTTTGTATCCACCAACGAAATGACTAAGCAAAACCCTGGTAAGCCATTTGCATTCCTAATGGAAGCGTCAATGCTAGGTGTAGGTGTTGGTTTTGATGATAAAGGTGCAGACAAAGGTTTTGAGATCTTTTCTCCAATTCAAGGAGAAATAGAGTATGTTATTCCTGATACTCGTGAAGGATGGCAGGAAAGCACTGTTGCACTAATTAACTCTTACCTAAAACCAGACCAGTCTAAACTAAACTTTGATTATTCAGAGATCCGTCCATACGGTGCTTCTATTGCCACGTTTGGAGGAACCGCATCTGGTCCAGAGCCACTAATTAAACTACACGAACACATTCGTGCATTGTTTGACACTCGTGCTTACGAACTACTGACCCGTAAAGACATTGCGGACATCGGTAATATGATTGGTGTGTGCGTTGTTTCTGGAAATGTTCGCCGTTCAGCAGAGCTACTAATTGGGCGTATTGATGATCAAGACTTCCTTAACCTAAAAAATCCTGAAGTAAACCCTGAGCGTATGGCTAACTGGGGTTGGATGTCAAATAACTCAGTAGAAGTATCTGTTGGTACAGATTTTACTCCAATTGTAGAAGGTATCGCCTTAAATGGCGAGCCAGGAGTTATTTGGATGGATACATCACGTAAGTATGGTCGTTTGGCAGACAAACCAAACAACAAAGACTGGCGTATTGCTGGGTACAACCCTTGTGCAGAACAAAGCCTAGAAAGTTTTGAAATGTGTACTTTGGTTGAAACTTACCTTAATCGCCACGATAGTCTAGAAGACTACAAGCGTACTTTAAAGTTTGCGTATCTATACGCTAAGACAGTAACTCTCCTACCAACACACTGGGAAGAGACTAATGCTATTATGCAACGTAATCGCCGTATTGGCACTTCAATGTCTGGTGTAGCTAACTTTGCAGATAACAAAGGATTACCAGTACTGCGTCAATGGATGGATGAAGGCTACCAAGTAGTAATGGACTATGACAAAAAGTATTCTGAGTGGCTAGGTATTCGTGAGTCTATCAAGATGACTACAATCAAGCCATCAGGTACTGTATCTCTATTAGCAGGAGAATCTGCTGGTGTACACTGGGACGTTGCTGGTCGTTATCAAATGCGTTTAATTACGTTTGCAGATAATGACCCTATGCTTCCTCTTTTCAAGATGGCTAACTATCGTGTAGAAGAAAGCGTATACACTAAAGGATCATCAATCGTGTACTTCCCTATCAAATCTAACTCTGTTCGTTCTGCTAAAGATGTATCTATTTACGAAAAAATTGCTCTAGCTGCTACTGCTCAACGCTACTGGTCAGACAACTCTGTATCAGTCACAGTTTCTTTTGATCCTGAAAAAGAATCAGAAGATGTTGGTCGTGTATTGCATATGTACGATGGACAACTAAAAACCGTATCTTTCTTGCCTAGTGGCAATAAGGTTTACGCTCAAATGCCTTATCAAGAAATCACAGAAGAAGAGTACAACAGCTACGCTATGCAACTCTTTCCAATTGACTTCAAAGGTGTCTATGCTGGTATGGCTTCAGACGCTATTGGTGAGGCTTACTGCACCACAGATGCTTGCGAGATCAAACTCGTCAAGGACAACCAATAAAACAAGGAGAACATATGTTCGGAAAACTAAAAAAACTAATTGCTGATCTAGAAGTCGTGTACAACTTGATTCAATCACACGCTGCTGAACTAGAGCAGTTGAAGGCTGATATCGAAGCTTTGAAACCAAAGAAGCGTGTTGCTAAGTCAGTAGTAAAGAAGACTACTAAGTAGTTCTAATAGAAAAAGCCCCTGGTTTTTGCCAGGGGCTTTCTCTTTTACTTTGTTATTGTGTCGCTATAACTCTTATAAACCTTATTTGACCAGATGCATAATCTGTCAATGGTTGGATGATCGTAGATTGTACTCCACGATGTGCGTTGATTATTTGTCCATTCCCGATATAAATAGCAGAATGATAGAAACTGGTATATCCATTATAAGCAAATACCACAATGTCTCCAAGCTTTGGCTTTGATACCCTTTTACCTAGATGACCTTGTTTGTTTGCTGAATGTGGTAGTTCTATACCGAATCGTTCATAGGTCCAGCGTACTAGACCTGAGCAGTCCCATCCACGGGGACTAGCACCTGAAAACACATAAGCAGTTTTACCTACTCTAGTTTTTAGATACTTTATTACTTTTTTCATTTGAATGGTATTGCGTTGTGGCTTTACCATTTGCTGAAGTGTCTTTTGCTCTTGCTTCACTTCAACTTGCTTTACAGGACTATTTTGTGCTGTTGCAGTTGATAATACACTTGAAGCTGAACATCCTGTTAGTAGTGAAATAACTACTCCAGTTAAGATAACACTTTTTTTGTTCATCATAGAACCTCCTATCCAAGACTACTTATGCAGAAAGATTATCTACACAGCCAGCCTTTGTATTTATCAATGGTGTGGTTTTTTGATGCTCTTCTATTGTAAACGATCTTTACGCTTAGGGTTCTTTTTAACTAGGATTAATCCATAACGCCGTAAATCGGTCTGAATGTTGGCAAAAGCCCTTTTATCTGATGGTGTAGCAGATGTAATAACCATTTTGCCATTAGGAGATAGCCATTTAAAATGACCCCCATTAGACCGCTCTACACGCCATCCCTGGTCTTCTGCTACTTTAATTAGTTCTTGGATCTCTTTTGATTTCACTTTAGTCTTCCTTATTATTATCGTTGCATTTAGTGCATAAGTAAATTGTAGTACCTAATCCTAATAACTCAAAATCATATTCTAGGACATCATCACCCACTGCTTCACACACATCACAGGCATTACTCATCAGCATACCCAGTTTCAATTAGTAATGCATCAAGCTTGTCTACTGCACGCTGTAATACTTCAGTAGTGCCATAATCATCAAGCCCGTTGCTGTCCTTTAGAGTAATTAGATTATCCAAAAGGATAGTCATTACGAGTGTTGCTTCTTCTTCTGTAAATACAGGTTTCATTAGTTTTCCTTCATTAGTTTTTTACTTAGATTTTCTGCACGCTTTAGCGCAAAAGTACTAG